TTATATGAACTACTTGCAGAACTTAATTATAAACATGTTGCTATTTTAAAAAAACGTCAGATAGCATCTTCATACTTTCATATATCTAAGTTACTAAATCAGTTATGGTTTGAAGAAGGAGTTACCTTAAAAATGGGTGCTAGTCTTAAAGATTATATTAATGAAAAAGGATCTTGGAAATTTCTTGCAGAATATGCAGCATTTCTTAATCAACATACTGCATGGTATAGACCTATGAATCCTGATAAAATTCTAATGTGGCAACAAAAGATTGAAATAAGAAAAGGAGACAGAAAAACAGAATCAGGTTTAAAAGGTACTATGCAAGGAATGTCTTTTGAAAAAGATCCTACAAATGGTGTTGGTGGACCAGTAAAATATTTCTTTCATGAAGAAGCAGGTATTGCTCCTAAGATGGATCAGACATATGAGTACATGAGACCTGCAATGAGATCAGGTTTAACAACTACAGGAATGTTTATTGCTGCAGGATCAGTAGGTGATTTATCTCAATGTAATCCATTAAGAGATATGATATTAAATCCTAACTCAAAAGATGTATATGCTGTAGAGACAAATCTATTAGATAATAAAGGTACACCAGGTGTATCAGGTTTATTTATTCCAGAACAATGGTCTATGCCTCCTCATATTGATTTATATGGTAATTCACTTGTTGAAGAATCTCTTATAGCATTAGATGCTCAATTTGAAAAATGGAAAAAAGAATTAAATCCAGAAGATTACCAGTTAAGGATATCTCAGCATCCAAGAAATATAAAAGAAGCATTTGATCATAGATCTGTATCAGTTTTTCCTACACATCTAATTGCAGCACAAGCAAGAAGAATTGAAGAAAAAGAATATGCTTATGAATTTTTAGATATTACTACAGATGCTGATGGAAAACCTTCTGTTACAACAAGTAATAAAAGACCTATAATAGAATTTCCAATATCTAAAAAAACTGAAGATAAAACAGGAGTATTAGTAGTATGGGAAAGACCAATTAAAGATCCAACTTTTGGACAGTACTATGCTTCAATTGACCCTGTATCTGAAGGAAAAACAACAACATCAGAATCATTATGTTCTATATATGTAATGAAAGCTCCTGTAGAAGTTACTAGAATAAGTGGAACTGAAACAGAAACATATGTTGAACAAGATAAAATAGTTGCAGCTTGGTGTGGAAGATTTGATGATATTAATAAAACTCACCAAAGATTAGAACTTATAATAGAATGGTATAATGCATGGACAGTAATAGAAAATAATATTTCTTTGTTTATCCAATATATGATATCTAGAAAAAAACAAAGATTCTTAGTACCTAAAGGACAAATTATGTTTTTAAAAGATATTGGTTCTAATGCTAACGTCTTCCAGGAGTATGGTTGGAAAAATACCGGTACATTATTTAAAGCACATTTACTGAGTTATACTATAGAATATACCAAAGAAGAATTAGATGTAGAAACTAAAACAGATGGTACTATTGTAAGAACTAAATACGGTATAGAGAGGATACCTGATCCTATGTTACTTAAAGAAATGCAAGAATATGCAGATGGTGTCAATGTAGATAGACTGGTTTCTTTTGCTGCACTTGTTGCATTTATGAGAATACAACAATCTAATAGAGGCTATTCTAAAAGAGTAGTTATGGATGATGCAGCAAAAAACTTGCAAAAGTCAGAAAATTTGTTTAAATTAAATAGGAGTCCTTTTCGTCATGTGGGAGGAAATAAATTATCAAATAGGCCAGAATTTAAAAAATCTGCCTTTAAAAACTTAAAGTAAACACTATGCAAATAATAAATGCTTTACAGGCCAAAGCAGGAGCTAAAACTGAAAATAATAAAATTGGTACAATTACCCAACCATTACAATTTTTATCTAAAAAAGAAAAAACAGATGAATGGGCAGCATGGAATCTTGACTGGATAGAATGGCAAGGACAAAAACAAATACGTAGGAATGCTAGAAGACTTATGAAAAATTATAAGTTAGCAAAAGGTATTATAGATAAATCTGATTATATAGTAGAAGAAAATAATGAAATGAGAGAAATAGTAGATATTCTTACTAAAGAAGATACATCTGCTTTAGAACTTAAGTTTTATCCTATTATTCCAAATGTTATTAATGTTCTAGTAGCTGAGTTTGCAAAAAGATCAACTAAACTTACATACCGTGCCATAGATGAAATTTCATATAATGAAATGATGGAACAAAAAAAATCTATGGTAGAAGAAGTTTTAATGGCAAATGCACAAACTAAAATAGTAGCTGCATTAATTGCTCAAGGAATGGATCCTAATTCTGAAGAAGCAAGTAAAGAACTAGCACCAGAAAAATTAAAAACATTACCAGAAATAGAACAGTTCTTTAAAAAAGATTATAGATCTATGGTAGAAGAATGGGCTTCTCATCAACACAAAGTAGATGTTGAAAGATTTGGTATGGATGAATTAGAAGAAAGAGGATTCAGAGATATGTTAATTACAGATAGAGAGTTTTGGCATTTTAGAATGATGGAAGATGATTATGATGTAGAACTTTGGAATCCTGTAGTTACATTCTATCATAAATCTCCAGATGCAAGATATATTTCTCAATCTAATTATGTTGGAAAAACTGATATGATGACAATATCAGATGTAATTGATAAGTATGGTTATTTAATGAATGAAGATCAATTAAAAAGTCTTGAAGCAATATATCCAATTACAGCAGCAGGTTATACAACAGGTGGTTATCAAAATGACGGTACATTTTATGATGGTACTAAATCACATGCATGGAATACTAATATGCCTTCATTAGCAATGAGACAATATACTTCTGCAATGAATGGTAGTGTTATTAATAATGGAGATGTTATTACAGAAATATTATCAGAAGGAGAAGAATATTTTGATCAAGGAACTGCTTCACTTTTAAGAGTTTCTACAATATATTGGAAATCACAAAAGAAAATAGGCCATTTAACTAAAATTGCTGAAAATGGAGAAGTAGTAAATGAACTTGTATCAGAAGATTATATTATAGAGTATAAACCAATATATGATAACAGACTATTTAAAAACAAAACAAAAGATACATTAATTTATGGAGAACATATAGATTGGATTTGGATAAATGAAGTTTGGGGTGGAATAAAAATTGGTCCAAATTTAACATCATTTTGGGGAATGAATAATCCTAGTGGTTTTTCACCTTTATATATTGGTATTGATAAAGGTAAAATTGGAAGATTAAAGTTTCAATTTAAAGGTGATTCAACTATATATGGTTGTAAACTTCCTGTAGAAGGAGCTGTGTTTTCTGATAGAAATACAAAGTCTACTGCATTAATTGATTTAATGAAGCCATACCAAATTGGATTTAACATAGTAAACAACCAAATTGCTGACATATTAGTAGATGAGTTAGGAACTATTATTATGTTAGACCAAAATACTCTTCCTAGACACTCTTTAGGAGAAGACTGGGGAAAAGGAAATTTATCTAAAGCATATGTTGCTATGAAGAATTTTGGTATGCTTCCTTTAGATACATCTATAACAAATACAGAGAATGCATTAAACTTTAATCATTTCCAAAAACTTGACCTATCTCAGACTGAAAGACTTATGTCAAGAGTAAATTTAGCAAATCACTTTAAACAACAGGCATATGAAGTAATTGGTATTAATCCACAAAGGATGGGACAACAGTTATCTCAAATGACTGCTACCGGAGTAGAACAAGCTGCTGCTTCATCTTATGCACAAACAGAAGTATTCTTTATCCAACACTGTGATTATTTAATGCCTAGAGTACATACAATGAGAACTGATTTAGCTCAGTATTATCATTCAACTAAACCATCTGCTAGATTAACATATATTACAAGTGCTGATGAAAAAGTTAATTTTCAAATTAATGGAACAGATCTATTAATGAGAGACTTAAATATTTTCTGTAGTACTACTGCAAATCATAGAGCAGTTCTTGAACAGTTAAAACAAATGGCTATGACTAATAATACTGCAGGTGCTAGTATTTATGATCTTGGTAAAATTGTACAATCTGATTCAATTGCTGAACTTAACAATGTTCTTAAATCTTCTCAAGCAAAACAAGAAGAACAAAAACAACAAGAAATGCAACAACAGCAACAAATGCAAACTGAACAACTTGCTTCTCAAGAAAAACAACAACAAGCATCAATACAAGCAGAAGCTGAGAAATCAGATAAACTTATACAAAAAGATATTACTGTTGCTGAAATTAGAGCTGCAGGTTATGGAGCACAGGTTGATTTAAATGAAAATAAAATGTCAGACTATGAAGACTCTATGAAAGAAATAAGACAATCTGAACAATATCAACAGCAAACTGATTTACAAAGAGAAAAACAATTAAATGAAAATATGAGAGGAAATCAAAAATTAGATATTGAAAGAGAAAAAATACAAGCACAAAGAGACATAGCAAATAATCAATTAGAAATTGCAAGAACTAATAAAAATAAGTTTGATGATAAACCTGATAAAAATAAAAAAAAGTAGGTTAGCCATATAGTGCAAAAAAAAATAATTTTTTTTTTAAATCTTTCAAGTTTAATTTGTATATTGAATTATAAACAAAAACCAACAAAATGAAAACCAACAATGAAACTGAAGAAAAGCAGGTACAAGATTCTACAACGGTAGAAGAAGTAGATGTAAATATTGATGAACTATTTGG